TTAGAGAAATTTGCTCAGCTTGTTGATTATCATATGGCTTTTGAAACTGTCGCACCTCATGTTTGAATTCGCCAAGCCTTTTGGGTATCTTGGTTTATGGGTGTCGATTGTTGTCGACTTATATAGTTTAAAAATTCGTTGTTGTGGTTTGAAATCAAATTTGGCTTCACAATTCAATTTATTAACTAGTGTATTAGGATACTGTCTACAAGAGCCGAAACGATAAATCTTAGGTGTTCTTCCATATGGGCGTGTAATATGGAAATGACAGCCGATAAGCTCTTTAATAGTCGGATGTAATAAACTCGGTGCTTGCGTAATAAAATAGAAGTCAAAGCCACGATGACGATGTGTGGTCAATTCCATGACAATCTCATCTTTAATTTTAGTGCTAGCATAGGGTTCTACAAGCTGTATTTCATCAATAACAATAATTGATCCATCTGGACAAGTACGCCAGTCATAGACGTTAGCTCTTGCATATTCAATTTTCAGAGCTTTAATATTGGTATAAATAGTGCGAACAGGTTGAAATGGCTTAAACCCTTGATCACCTTCACGATCCTCAATTCGTTCTATAATTTCGTTATATCTAATTGAACGTAGAAAGTAATAGTCAGGTCGCAAATCATCAAAGTCTTCGTCTAAGAAACTAAAGTAATCATCTGCTAAAAACTCAATTTCATTTTTTAATTCATGACCTGAACCAACTTCAATTTCATAATAACTAAAATCATCTCGGAATTTTTTAAAAAGATGTTGATTGTCTTGATAAGTTATTTTGTTTTTTTCTAAATTGATTTTATTTTGACGTTCAATCGAATCAAGCTGTGTAACTACATAAGCAGTTTTGGATGCCCCAGGAACACCCGTAATAAGATTCAACATAATTTATTTATCCTTGTGGTGCAGTAATCGTCCTCCTCGTCGAAGCTCCTCGTCGTCCTTATACTGCACCTATATTTTTCTTAAAGTGAGTTTTGAAGAGTTTTGGATATATCTGGTGACAATAGCCCCTAAAATTATAGAAAAGGTATAGTCAAAGCCTGCTAATCCAGCAAGATTAAGCACAGTTACAGGAATACCGCCTAATGTGTTTTTAAAAGTAGTAACGGCTGTATTGAGGGCCAGTAACAATGTGCCACTTGTTGCAAGAGTAATTCCTGCACCAGTAAGAACATTTTTTAGAAATCCTTTTTGCAAAGATGAAAATAATGTAGCTAGGCTACTCATTTGTTCGTACTCCGGCGATGATAAGTACAGCAACGAATGAGGAAACAGCTATGGATATTGGTTTCAAAATGTCATTTAACATTGAACAAAAAGGAGTGAAGTCTTGTATGCCAAAAGACTGTTTTTGACCACCATATGAAAATTCATAGATCATCGGTGTGGGGCATTGACCATTAAATTTAATATCAGTATCAATATCAACGGGAGTTACAGCACCTAAATCTAACTCTGTATTATTGTCAGGATCATCTTGGAAATAATTTTCAGCAGAGTTTACTTTTGTTTTTACATAATCAAAAAACTCACAAGCTGATGAAGCCCATTCGCAAAATGGGGAATAATCAACAGGCTTAACAGATGTACCAGTACTAGTGTCTGTTATTACATCTGTAATATTTTCTCCAGTTTTTGAATCAATCCATTCACCTGTTTTAGGGTTATAAATAACGTCAGGTGCAGGGTAGTCGGGGACAGAAACACCCCCGACTGTGCTTGAAATAGGTACATTTGAAGCTGGATTAGCAATAATTGGAATTTCAGCACAACCTGTTGCAAAGCAAGTGTTTAAAATATTTTGTGCTTGCTCCTGAGTATTATCAAGAATGACATCTTGAGCAATTTGATCAGATGTAACTTGTAAACCAGATATAGGAATAGAGGAAGGTTCATCATTTGGTTTAATAATTACAACGGTACTTGAAATAATATCCTCAGTTTTTATATTTCCTGAACTATCAAGACCACACCAAGAACCATCTGTTTTGCAATTCACATGAACAAGTAAAGTTAAAGCACCTCCGCCAGTTGGCATAGCAAGTAAATTCTCTAAAGCATTAGTACCTTCTTGGAAACCAACGATACTAAATGAAGTATGAGCATTGGAATCAAATATTTCTTGTTTCGCAAAATCATTAATAGAGTAGTATTTTTTAATGCCATTTTGAGATTTTAAATAAGTCCCATCAGTAAATTGGGAACTATAAATATTCGCTGTTGTTTGGCAGTTGTTATTGGTATCACAGGTATATTTTGTAGCAAGAATATTGAATAACTCTTTTAATTTCCCTGTTGCGGATATACCAGCAGCATACATAGATGCTACAGCATGTTTTAAATTTTCAATTGAAGCATCAAAGGTACCAGCCTTATATTCAGTAATTAACTTATCTCCTGAATAAATAACTGCTGTACTTATGACTAAGCCATAAACATTGCGTTTAATGGCATTTGACGATGCAATTGAGCGTACAAATTTCCATCCTTGATCAATCTTATGGCGAGAATTGTAGGTGTAAGTCGTAGATGCTGATGCAAATGCTGGCGATATGGCTATTACCAATGATAAAAAACACATATATAGTTGACTAAAATTTCTTTTTAGAGATTTTTTATTACAATCCATGATGCCACCAAAAAAATAACAATTGGTATCCAGTTAAGAACGCTTGCTTCGTCCATCACGTCACCTTTAAAAAATTGAAATACCGCAACTATTACAGTTGCGGCAATGGTTTGGTTTTGGATTAGGCTGAGTTAGCACCACGTTTTAAATAACGCCAACCTGCAAAGATGCCAAGAACAATAAGACCTACACCAAATAAGCCAGTAACAATTTCTTTTGCACCTTCGATCTCACTAGTTAAGCCATCTGCAGAAATTGAACTAGCAGCATTTGCATGGAGTGCAAAAGCTGTACCTGTAGCAATAATTAGAGCTTGCTTAACGCGTGTGGCAAAAGTAGGTTGATTCACTACTTGTAAACCACCACGCTTTTCGATAACTGTTAATTTTTCCATGGTATTATTCCCATTGGTCAGAGTTGTTTTACAGCTTTTGCAATCACTGCATATGCAATGAAAACAGCAGCTATACCGATCAATGAGCTACCGATAACTACCATTTCACTCTTCGTAATCGCTACCGATTGGAAAAGGTCAAGGTAAGTAAAGGTCGCCCATTCCACGCATGTTTGCAGACCCGATTCATTTGGCTGTGATAAAGTCTTGCAAACGTGCATTTCTTAAATTCCATCATTAATTGGCTTGAGATAAATTTCTATCCGAACCAAATTCAAAGGTTTAAAAGGAGTTTTTTTATAAACTCGAATATTTTTTTGAAAAATTATTACTGTAGAAAATTTTCATTGATTAAATTTCCTTCTTAAAAGAAATACGCACCACATTTGTCACAGCAATAAACTAAAAAACTCATTTTTGAATCATTGGTGTAACGTCATGAATTATTGTTGTTTGACGTGTTCCAGTGGTCACAATTTCCATTGAAAGTTTTGCCTTTAACGGAAAATCAAGGTCAATAATCTTTTTAATGTTGTCAGCAGAACCCCATTTGTACTCAACAGTAGCAGCACCTATGCCGGATTGATCTGCTAGGTCTGTCATAACAAATAACTTGGTAAAGTTATGCTGAACACCATCAATTGTGTTGTTGTAAGCTTTTGCACCTGTGATTACTGTTTCAGTTGTAAATTTCATATTATTTTTCCTTAAATAGCCTAAGTTAGAGCCTTGTCCTACGCTGGCAATGGAGTGGGGGGCATGGATTGTGAATAATCGAGATAAAGTGGTTTTAACCGAGTTGGGTAATCAAATTTTTCTTCTGTGAGGATGTCGAGTAAAAAGCTGTCATCTTCATAGAATGAGCGGAATGCAGATAGATATTTTCCGAATTGATGACGAGTAATTGATATAGCTTTTTCCCAAGTGATTTCAGCAGCTTTTTTGATCATTTCGAATTTGACTGGTGCCGTTTCATTGTCAAATGCGTGAAAACATGGATAAGCTGCTAAAAAATGCTGAGTTGGGTGCAATAGGGCATCTAGTGGTATATGGAAATCATGAGCTTTGTATTCAACTTCAACACGTGTCCAGTCAGATTCTTTATCGCCGAGTTGTTTACCTTTTTCATAGATACGGCAAAATTTAGAAGAGGTACGTTTACCAATATATATCGTGGTTCCAGATCCATCTGGTGACCAGTAATCACCGATAATATTAAATGCAGGCGGACGTCCACCTGATTTATAGCCACCTAAATCTTTTTGTTCATAGCCCCATTGGATTGAAGCAACTTTTGACTCGAGATCATCGAAAGCAAAATCGATACGAGTAATTTTAGGTCTATGTGCAAAAAGATTAAGCCAAGCGTGTAAGTCTTGTTCCCAGCCATATTTACCAAGTGTGCAACCGACACCAGTAATAGTGATCATGATGGTATCGTTTTGACCACCAATGCAGATTGTTCCGCAGCCATTTTCTAATTTGTAAGTTTCATTGTAGTAGTTGATACCATTCTTCATTTTGCATTCAATACCAAATCCGAAAATATCTTGTATGACTGCACCACAAGCATAGACATAATCTGAATTTGTCACTAAACACTCATCTATGGCTAGATGACGGTAGCCTTGAAGCTTTTCACGTTTCATTGAATCAAACGTACTTTTATGAATAGTAAAATTAAGCCAATCAGTGACAGCTTTTTCATTATTTGCTGCTCTTCGAAATAAAATTGGTTTTTCACCATCATCAGTTAATATCATCTTGGTATCAAGTAAAGGGTAATCACGATGTCCTGTCTTAATAGCTTCTTTGACTAACATCATCTCATGGTCGAATTTAGCGATAAGTACAGCTTTTTCTCGATCATCATCAATAGCTACCATTTGTTCCAATTTTGCTTTTCGCAGATTGGTTAATGCTTGTTGAGCCAATGCTAACTTTTCCCCCGTATTACTAAGGGGGCTAACACCAGCCTCTGCAAATAACTTCCCCCACAGTGGGAATGTGGAGAAAGTTCCATTTGTATGCAGTGAATTAGTAGCCATAGGTTGAATCTCCTAATTCATGTAATGCTTCGATTGATTCTCGATTGTGCTTTTCTAAATCATCACATAAAGCAGATACAACAGCAGATTCAATCCCTTGATGACGGAGTACGTCTTCAACATAGAAGAGGACTGATACAACGGAAGAACAAGGATTACCACCTTGAAGCATTTCAACGCCTTTGCCGTGAATATGTCGCGATATATTCTCGTAACATTTAATTTCTTGTTCAGTCAT